AAACACTTTTGAATAATCATTTTTCCACTGATGATAAACCATACATGATTAGAACCATGACTTCGTTTTAAATTTTCACAGTATTTGGAGGTTGTTCCAACTAAGAATGTATCCCTCATTTTGAAAATTTTATTAATATAGGCATCACCCTGTCCCTCCATATTTTTACGAACGAACGTTTCGATACGATTCTTCAACCCCTCATCATGTATTTCATCTTTTGTCTCGTCTTCTGAGAAGGAACCCTCTTTGACCTTGATAGTTACTGAAGGTGGTTCTATTGATATGGTTGTGGGTTTGTCTGTTCTCACCGCCGACATTTTAAGAATTTTAACAGTTGGTTCTTGACTTATTCTCATGAGTGTACACAAAGGTTCCTGTGTGTAAATGAAAATTGGTAGGTATGCCAATTGGTCTACTTTACCATGTTCACACCCTGTACAACCCTTACCATTACATGCTTCATGTTTTGCCCGTTTATAAGACCATGGCATCCTGAAGCCACTCCCTTTCGCCTTTCTAATAAGACTTCCATATACCGAGGCGTCTATAATTTCATTCCAATCTGTATCACCTTTGAATTTAGAAAGAGACACAAGAATATGTTCACGAAGTGCAATCGCTGAACCCTGGCCTACCACAAAACCTGGCCAATTCAGATGGACACCAGTTTTTATTAGGTCACCTGATTTCTTTGGTGGTGATACAGAAACGAGGCATTCTTTACCACCATGAAGCTTGACAGTTTCACAAATAGTTTTAGATATAGCGTTGATTTCATCAATACCTAGGGGATCGACATCTTTGTAGTCGATATCAACGAAAAAGTTATAGGTCTCACTCTTCTGTTCGACAACGTAAATCTTCTCCCCAGATTTTACAGACTCTATATACTTATCGTAAAATTCATTCAATCTATCAAACGGCACTGAGAGTTTACCTCCGTCCATGAGCACATGTGATAGATTGGTAGCATTATTGAATTTCTGGGAAACGTACCAATTCTTAAACATACCTTATTCTTGTTCTTCATCTCTAAACCACTTCATACACGACACATTCTGGTATTCTTTAGTTTGAGAAATTTCTTTTTTAAAAGTGAGCAGTTCGTAAACCGTCTTACTTTCATTATCTTTGACCCATTGTTGAATCTCCTGTTCACACAGTCCCCTATTCTTGTCAAGTAATTCACTAATCTGTCTTAAAATAAAAGCCTTGGACTTCATTATTTAATAGAGAAGGTTTTTCTATTGTGAGAACTTACACATGCATAGAATTGAGGATTATTGATAACATTATCAATAATTAATTTCCATCGTTTACGTGTGTTAAATTCTTCGAGAGTATCATAACTCATATAATCGTTTTCATCGTGTGTTTTACGGATAGGTTGATTGTTCATTTTTTTGATTTGTGTTTTATGCTTTTCTTCATAAAATTTACGAATTTGTATCTGTTGTTCAGACCTATTGTAATTCACGAAAAAGATGAATACATTGTATTCTAGGTCAACTGTCGGACTCTCTTTGTGTATAAACTTAAACTCTGTATATTCACCCTGTTTTAATGAGACCACACCCCGGGTCTCTTCTTCTAATTCTCTCAAGGCACATCTTAGAGGATTGTAAATCTCTCTTCGTCTACACCCACCTGTGACGAAAATCCAATCTTTAAATCTCCAATCTCTCACCGTAAGAAACCTCGGTTTCCCATCGATAAAACTAACCGGTACTGCGATTGCCTTGTACTTCTTCATTGCGCATTCGCAAGTTATAATAAGTGGATATGATTATTCCTCGGATTTCTCATCGACCTCTTCGACACTTTCAAGCTTCTTTTCTGGTTCAACAACTGGTACCGATTCAACAATGGGTTGTGGGGGTGGGGCAAGATGCCGGACGACCTGGGCTGAGAAACTCTTGAAATTATCAATATCCTCCTTAGCCTTTTTTAACTCTTTAAACAGGAAAATTATACCAATTGCACAAACAATCGCTGCGACAATGAATACAGTGTCTTTGTTTACGGGAACCATTTATAAAAGAAAATGTCATTTTCTTTTTAAGCTTTCTACATCACGACACCCATTTGGGTTTTACCAACGGCGGGGCATTCGTACGGGCTCTGGGCAAATTGAACGGCTTCGTAATGCGTATTTTCACATGATTTACTTGTTGGTTGCGTGGGCTGACCAACAAACTTTTCGAGTGTCCTGGAGTTAGGATCGTACGTCAATACAAAAACGATGGCAAGGAGAAATACTACTGTCCAAAACATCTTTTAATAAATGCAGAGAAGATTTAGTTCGAGTACAACAAACCACCCATACCGTTTTCAATGCGAAGCACATTGTAGTTTACGGCATAGAGGTTGTCGTCTGAGTCTAAGGTATCGTTGATGACACGAGCCGAATCAAGACGGGAGAAGTTCAGCGAACCAGTGGGCTGGAGTTTACCAGCATCAAGGCAGAATGGGTAGAAGAATAGAGTCTTGGCTGTTCCCAGGGATGCGTTAGTGGTATGGTAATACGAAGTTACGGTGGAATAGTTGGGATCAGCATATTTGAAATCGGTTACATCGGTACCATTGATTTGAAGCTTGAGCTTGTTGGTATCACCGAGAATCGCCATAGCAGACGCCTTACCGGCGGCGATGTACTTCACGGGGTGGTTGAAGTTCAGCTCCTGGATCTTGGTGGTGGAGGCAACCGCCTTCTGCACCTGGGTGATGAGCATGTTCTGGGGCTGGGAAGCGAACACCTCACGTTCATCAGTGTCAAGGTAGGCGTAGTTGGTGAAAACATCCCACTTGTCAGTAGCCGCCGCGGAGCCCCAAGTGATCCGGAGTTCCACATCATGGTACTGGAGGGAGATGAGAGGGATCGCGGTCTGCCAGTTTTCACAGAAAGCAAACCTGAGGGGGTAGAACCTGTAGGCTGTACCACCGTTGACCAGATCAGCCGAAGGTGATTTGGAAGCGGTGGTCGCAGACAGACGGGGAGCAACGAGGGTAGAGTAGGTGGAATCCTGTTCATCAATCACCTGACCACCGACAAGGAGTTCAACCTTGGCAATTTTTGTCAACCAATTGGCTTGAGAGTAAGCGACGGTTTTGGTACCATCATTGGGGACGAGATAGACATACCCGAGCATATCACCCTTGCGCTCGAAGCGGACGGTGGACATACCACCATTGGCGACGTTGCCCTGGATGACCTGACGTTCGACAGTTTGGGAAAAGTTTGTGTGACGCTTGTAGGTCGACCTGAAAAAGCTTACTTCGGGCTTACCGACAAGATGCACATCCTGGGCACCGACAGCAACAAGTTGGGCAATACCACCAGACATTTTATAATATAGTGAGACTTTATTTTTAAGCTTCGAAGACTTACAAACTGGGATACAATTTGGAAGAAATGAGGACAACTTCGTTGATTGGAACGAGGGACTTAGATAGCATCTGTACAGGTCTTCATGGTTTTAAGTTTATTATAGAGGAGTTCGTAGACGCTTCCTGTGACAGGTGTCTCGGATTCAACTTCGACCTGGATACCACCGATGTCTCTAGAACCACTCACACGTAGCGCTTGACTCACCCACATCGTGAAGCGACCCTTGACGACATACTTGGTTGTGTACGTGGTCGTGGTCGTGATCTCACCTGTTTCGGGATCATTCTCATAACTCGTGTTCTCCTCCACCTTCTTCTCCACCGTGATATCATTCTCACCCACGGAAGCATATGGGTTAGTAACAGTGAGTCCAGTGGCGAGCGTAATCGTTTCGTTGAGAATGACACCCATTGTTTTATTATACTGGTATAAAAAAATAGTACTCTAATTTCATAAATGGAGTACATCTATGAAGCACATAATATTGTACCACGGGCACTGTGTGAGGAAATAATGGAAAAGTTTGAGAATGACCCTGATAAAGAACCAGGTACTGTCGGAGTTGGTAAAGTATTTGAAACATTTAAAAAAACAATCGATTTACAAGTATATACCAAACCTGAATGGAAAATGATTAATGATCAAATACAATTACATTTAGTTTCTGGTATAAAAAAATATTTTGAGTATTTGTTTATAAACGCTTACCATGGAGATGATCATCATATTCTAGAGAAGACGTTTGGAGATAATATAGTCATAACAAAGTTTGTAATGGCGCGATATAAAGTGGGAGATTATTTTAGATGGCACGTTGATGATAAGATGGGTGATAAAAGATTATTAGCTTTTATCATATATTTTAATGATAATGAAAGTGGTACAGAATTTATTAATGGTAAAAAAATTAAACCTGAATGCGGGAAGATATTATTTTTTCCGTCTACATGGACATATCCACACCGAGGACAAGAGGTTGAAAA